TCTGGAATGATATTTAGAATATTTACAATCGTCAAACCAAGAAGATAAGGGTTTGAGAAAAATTTTCCTAGCAAGTCAAAGATAACTCCCCAACTAACCAAATCTTCCATTTTGAGATTGAAATATGCGAGAATTGGCAAAACTAATGCGAATGCCACTCGCAATAAGAATGTTTTATTTTTAAAGTTAAATCGTACTTTCCAGTTAATCATTTATTATTTTCCTTTCTATTATGGCAATATTGTTGGCCATGGGTCGTCTGTTAGATAGCTAATTAAGCCTACACGAATGTTTGTGATATCATTTGTTGTTGGTATTGGCTTGAAAAACCCTAACAGCATGTAATTCCCGTCAGACTTTCCGCCTAGATACAAATTCCCAGCTAACTCAAGATTTAAATATAAATTGCCGACTAATGACGCTTCGCTCCTAAAACCTGCAGGAATCCCTCCATTTCCTAAAATCATAGCGCTAGTGTCCCCTCGGAAACCAGCGAAACCTTTGGCTCCACGTCTAATTATTCCAAAATATCCCCAATCTAAGCCTCCAAATGAAAAACTAACCAAATTATTTACTCTTCTAATTTTTACCTCAGATTTTTTGTTGTTCTCGGTTGTTAAGGACAAAGCATTCAACGTTCTCCATCCAGTATCACCAATCAAGACACGCCAACCCGTGTTACCATTTCCGCTCTCTTTAATCCACTTGAGAGCGCCATTCGTCGCATTGACATCTACATAGGTCGTCCCTATTTCGGCCGTTATACGATCTTCTGGTGAGCCTGTACCACGGATTTCATGCCCTACGTTCTCTGGTAGTGGCAGAGTGACCCTGTTGCCTCCCGTGATACCAAGAGTATTTCCTGTCAAGGTCAGCCTTGGTTCAGGCTTTTGGTTCAGCACCTTCACATCCCGACCGACTGCTTGAGCAAATTCCTCTAAATTACTCATGGCAATCACGCTTTCGCTGTGTTATAGGCTGCGACCAGGTCAACATTGGCAAATTCGTCAATACGACGACCAAGGTCAGCCAGTTTCTGCACAACTGCGCCTTCGGTATCGCCACTCATTGCAGCAATCTTCTCAGCGATTTCTTTGAGTGTATTGAGGTTTTCAGGGACACCCTCGCCCAAAATATCATTCTTGACTGCAGTTTTAGCCTGCTCGATAGCCTGCATTAAAGTAGCATTGTCAATCTTTGTATTGATCAACTGCATCATTGTCTTGTTATCCGCTCCCAATGCCGAAGCGAATGCAATTAGTTTGCTTGTATCCATAATTTTCTATACCTTTCCAATGTTGTAGTACGTTAGCAAGTCAGGAAATTCCTGACTCACTGTGCCATCACTGCCTACAGTCTTTCCTGCAAGCTGTTTCTTAACTTCTTCTGCGATATCCAGCTCCTTAAGAGCATGAACTTCCTCTGTGACCAGGTTCTTATCCGATTTTGTGATTCGGATTTGAGTCGAGTCATCGCTTGGGAATGTATATCCTCCCGCTGCTACCTCGATTCGATATAAGCCAGCAGGTAAAATCATTCCCAAATTGAAGGCGACTGCGCCATTTGTCACGACTGCAGTTTTGTGCAATTGCTCCTGACCTCTCGTCAACGTGATAGTTGCCTCTTGTCCTTCAAGTTGTGGAATCGGCTTATGATTTTCATCAAGCAAAGAAAAGGCAAATGTGGAAGCCACATCGCCCTGCTTAACTAAAAATCCACCGTCCACTTGTTCGAGATTGGTTGAATTAAGAACATAAGCCATTCTTTGCTCCTTTCTCGTCTTCAACTAAAATGTCGTCCCTAATCTGCAATGCTTCAAAATTGTTGTACAAGTGGTCAATGTAGCCATTGCCTCCAAGAGCTTTATAGCTTTTGTGCATGTTTTCGACCACGTAGAACTCGTCCTTTGTGGTAAACCCACGTCGGATAGCTCTGCGAATATCACGATCAAGACGCATCCTCATAGTTACCAGGTGCGCCTCGTCGTGTAACTTCAGTTTCTCTTGTACTTCGTCAATTTTGGTGTTGTTCTCATCGGCAGTAACCTGGACATCTTTGATTTGTTTCTTGACATCATTCAATTCTGAAATGATTTGGTCTGTCTGTTCCTTGGTCTTCTTCGGCATTTTATATCCAAGCCAAGCTACGACGATTGGTGTCGCTACTGGTAGCACATTCATGAAGAAATGTTCTGCTGATTGTAAGATGTCCATAGGCACCTCTATTCTTTAGGTTCGTACTTCCATGCTGCGCCTGTTCCGTCCATTTCAAGACGACCATTTCGAGCAAAGTCGCTGACAGATTCGCCATTATAAGTAAATTCACGGTTAAGCTGAACCAAGACACGCTTACCTTCACCATTCACTTCAACGTGCGCTGGGTCTTCGATAGTAATCAAGTCATGTGCCATATAATGCTTACCAACTTCAGCAAGTGGAATCAACTCTACCAATTCCTTGTAGATAGTTCCATAAGCGATTGTCTTGCCTGCTACGGCATTTAAAACAACCGCATGGATGATTTTACCATAACGATCTGTTTCGGCTTGATTGTGCTTAACTGCTTCATCTGTCGCAGTTTGTTTCGCTTCAGTTTCAGCAATTTTATGTGTTGCTTCTTCCAGTTTCGCTTGCGTTTGAACGATTGCACTTGCTGGATCTAGTTCTGCCTTAACCACATCAAGAACTGCCTGGATAAGCACTTCCTGGCTTTCGTGTGTACGGTCGCCGCTTAACCCTGCTTGCTCATAGCTATATCGTTGGCCATATTCTTTCTTGATTGTAACAATCGTTACATTCTCTGGTTGACGGAAATAAGGGTTATTTGCTAGTTCGTATGTTTGTGTCATGTTCTATTCTCCTTTTTGCATTTTAGCTTTTGTTTCTTCGAAAAGTTCTCTGAGAGCCGGTTCGTATTTCAGCACCTCGTTCATTGCTTTTAATTCGCTTGTTGCAAGTTGGTAAAATGCCTCATTTTGAGCCGATTCCAACTCACTTTTAGCCAATTTAGTTGCTAGTGAGTTCATCACTAATTGATCCAGTGTTTCGTTCATGCTATTTCCTCCAATTTTTGATTTAGTTCTTGTACTGCTTTAATTAAGTAAGGCACAAATTTTGAGTAATTGATTGTTAAGTGATTATCCTCGCCCTCGTATTTCTCGACAGAACCAGGGATAATATTTAACACTTCTTGCGCGATCAGACCGATTTCTTCATGAGTCTTATCCTTAATGTAGTCAAATGCGACTAAATTTAAAGCATTTATTTTATCCAATGCCTTGACTGATGTCGGTTCAATATTATCTTTCAATTTTCTATCCGAACCGGTTGTGATTCCAGCGTGTTGTCTCCATTTCCCAGTGACGATTTGACTCCACCAGACAACTCTATTGTATCCACCATCAGGATTATCCCCTTCACCTTCCACATCATCATAGCCAATCCATATTCCTCTTGGAGCATTGATTCTAGAGTAGAAATTAACCTTTGATGTACTTGCGAAATCCACTTTCGAATAGAAATCTACATCATTTCTACAATACATCTTCCCGTCTGTATTGACATACCAAGCTTTGGGGCCAGGGGTGTCTAAGCTTTCACCCCAATTTGCCCAAAATGCGTTTCTGTTCGCACCAGCGTTCGTTCCGTTCCCCATCCCAATACTAACAGAGTTAATTCCTGTTATGAAATATCCATTTCTGTTCGCGTATTTACCGAATCTGAAACCTCCAATTTCACCTTGAAAACCTTCTAGAAAGGTCGCAGTGACTACGACAGACCGAAGCTTGTTGATAAATGCCTCTTTCGCAGCAAGCATATCTGTGAAGATGTTACTTGCCACTAGCTTGTTAGCAAAGGCTTGGTCCATTCTCACTTTATCAGCAGTAACGGCTTCAGCACCTATAATTGTAGACGTGACCGAACCAGCTTCAAAATTGCCTGTCTTCAGCTTGTCAACCATTGCTGACTTGATAACTGCCTTATCAATCAAGGTTTCGCCAGTGATGTGAGTCAGTTTACCGTCAAATCGGTTATACCCATTAGCACCCAGATTAATTCCAGAGATGATATCCCCAGCTGAGTTAATGTTTTGAACGGACCATGAGCCGGCCAACTGTCTTTGAACGGTTTTCAGACCTTCATTCTTAGACACCTCAACCTGGAACAGCTGATTGGTCATAGCCATGCGAGCGACCTTGTTAGAGATGTCGTTCTCATTACTGCCAATAATACGCTCATAGAGTTGACTGGTTTCTCTGACTCGTTGGAAATCGACTTGGTTAGCCTTTCCAGCTATCTGAGAGGTAAGGTTTGCAAATCGGCCATCGACCGTCTGCTTGTACTGAGAGATTTTTGTAGCGATGTCATTGTTCGTCTGCGTGCTCATCGCACTAAATCGACGTTCTAGACCTCTCACATCCTCTTGATAAGCTGATTTCCCAACGTAATCTCTGGATATCTGCTCACGTACTGCGCTGACTTGACGAGCGCTCTCGTCTCGAGCATAACGTTGCAAGCTCTCTTGTCGCTGACCGTCTTTGCTGATGTAAGTTTCAACAGCTCCCATTTTAGTAAACAGACTATCTGCAGTGCTCTTAACTTCATTTAGCTTAGTGCCGTACTGAGTCTTGAACGACTCAATCTGATTAAGCGCATTTTGAGAAGAGTTCTGCAGATTAGTAATGTCTGCTCTTGCTTGCTCACCAATCCGCTTGGCTTCTTGAGCGAGTAAGCTACTTGCGCCAGCATTTCGCAAGGCTTCTTCAGCCCTGCGCTTGGCTTCTTGTATCGAAGCGTTGTCAAAGTTATCGAATCGCTGATTAATAGTATCAGAGAGTTCTCTTTTAACTTCTTCAGCTCTGGCTTTGGCAGCATTGAGACCGTCTGTGAATTGATTGACAAACTCTTCTTTCTGCCTGTCAAAAGCAAGATTAGCATTCTTGAGTTCTCTTGCTAACTGCCTCTCGAAATCACTTTGGAGTTGTTGAGCTTCACCCTTGACTGCATCACTCACTGCGTTGCCAATCGCATTCGCAAGACCTGACTTGAACTGCCCAAAACCAATTGTCTTCAATTTTTTGCCCATTGGTGAGTAAGTGTACTTAGTAATCTTCTTGCGCACGTCAAGATTATAGACATCGTGAAATAAACTCACAATATCAAACATCTGGACAGGCACGTCACTCTGACCGACAACCTCAAGCTCAAGGCTATCTTCCATCATGTCGCAGAGTGTTGTTCTGAAATACTGCTCACCATACTTACGAAGGCTTGCTTCATCCTTCACATCCTGGTCATTAACCTCAATCACATTTTCGTAGATTTGACTGTATTTGTTAATGAGCGGACTATCGATAGTAACAGTGAACGTGCGATCAGGCGCTTTCTCTCCCTCACCTTTGACGGTGGTCTTGAAGGTAATTCGAGTCTTCAAAGACTTGGTAGAGGTCTTATGCTGATAGCTAGACAGGTTCTTTTTGTACATAAAAAGCGATTCGTTTTCCGAACCGCCATTTTTCAAAAGTCGAACCTGGTAGCCATGACGCACAAGGTCGCCACCCCATTGGCCAAGGATGGAATGCTTGTCTTTCGCGAATGCTTCCATGGCATTCTTAGAGCCGATATTAAAAGTGTGTCTATCTTCGATATCAGAGAAGAATGAGAATGGATTGTTACGAGTGATAGCGCCAGCAAAACGACTGAGAGCAGTTGAGCCAGTCGCTTGATCAAGAGTAAGCGAACTGACCACATAGTTATTCAAAAGGGTGAATACTTGATTCGCATAGACTTGAATATAGCCATGCTTCTTCTCTACCTCGAAAATGACAAAATCCTGTTCACCGTGAATGTCATCAGCCGTTAGGAACGTTTCCTCCTTCAACTGCTCCCATAAGGAATCCGAGGTCGGAAATCGGAAGGACAATTGATAAGTGCTATTACCCTCTTGAACAATTTCATCAGCATAGGCAGCGTTCAGAGACATATTCCCATTTGTTAAATAAATCAAATCTTATACCTCCAATTCGGTCGAATAGTAATTTTTCGGACGGTTCCAGTAAATGAAACACCAACTTTTCCTGTCGGGATTTCGAGGAAGCCTCCACGCTTCCGAAGTGTGTTCTGAACCACTCCAGTAGCATTATAGATGTTTTGCTTGCCTTGCCTGCAATCAATCGTGGCCTTGGTCTTAATAGCAAGATACATGGTCTTACGGCCAATAGTAAGGGAGATATCACCATCCCCCTCAATTTCGATGATAGGCTCTGAATAGATTGTTCCAAGATTGTTGATTGTACCAGATGCAGTCAGAACCACAGGTTCTACGCTCTTCTGATATCGGAATGGTTGCATGTCTAACTTGATTTCTAACTTCCAAGCATGATTTCCAAAAGGTTCAAAACTAGCAGTCACAAAGTTAGCATAAAACAATGAGCCAAGCTGATAGCTAAATTCCAAAACATTATCATTCGATTGAAATTTATCAAGAATACTTGAAATCTCAACCATTTTTTTAACGTGGAGAGTGAAGGTCCTTTCGTAACTGTCGAAAGAACCGTCTAACACACGGTAACTACCATTGACTCCATAAAGGGTTGCCTTCTCTCCTTTTGGCTTAGCAACCTCCACCTTCCCAAAGTCAGTCACAACACAACCAGAGAGGGTTGAGGTGTTAAAATCATTGATAATCATATAATCCATTAAATTCCCCTCCTTGCATAGATGGCCCCATGTTGTTCATAGGTTTTGAGTGAGATAATGTCATTGTCCAGATAAACGTCTGACGATTTTTCAAGGATAGCAGTAAGGATTCTCTCCATACTTGCTCTCAGAATCGCTATCTCAGACACGGTTTTATTTTCATGCGCTTCAAATTGAGACGACGGCATAGCCAACTGTGCCTCAAGACTTTTGGTCACGGACTCAGATGAGTTCAGATCCAGACTGTCTCCTGAAAATACATCCGAAATCTCACCAGCCATACCTCCGACCGTTTTCTTGACGTCTTTAAACCCATCTTTTAATCCATTGTCTAAACTTCCCATAATTGCATTACCTGCTGGAATCAAAAGCTTACGGTCATACTCAATAGGTCCTTTATGGTCACGGATCCAACCAGCGATACCACCGACGAAGTCAGTTACAGAAGACCACATAGACTGCAAACCATTCAAGAAACCTTGTAAGATTGCTTGTCCTGCACTATACAAATCAATATTCCACAATTGATTGAAGAATCCAGTTACATTACTTACAAGACTAGATATCGCATTAGACATGTTGTTCCAGGCATTTTGCGCCCCGGATACGAGACCATTGATAATACTTAGAACGCTAGACGCTAGAGAACTCCAAGCATTGCTTGCCGTTGACTTAATACCTTCCCACAAACTTGATAGGAAGTTCATAAAGCCATCCCAGATATTTTGAGCTCCCTGCACCAGACCTGTTATCAAACTTGTTACAGTAGACTTTATCCATTCCCAAGCCGCTGAAGCAGCAGACTTGATAAATTCCCAGTTAGCAGAGAGACCAATTGAAAAGTTTTCAAAAGCAACTTTACCAAATCCGACAATAGCATCTACAATACCAAAAAAGAAGGTTTTGATACCTTCCCAGACTAGAGAAATGCCGTTCTGAATACCTTCCCAAATTAGAGAAAGATCAGCTCCTAGCTGGCTGAAGTTCCCTGTCACAAGGTCGATGATGATGAGAATAGCACCCAAGAAAATAGATTTGATGAACTCCCAAGCACCTTGAAAAATCATCTTAATCCCTTCCCAAATTTGAGTAAGACCATCTGATATATTGTTCCAAACATTCATGAATCCGTCAATGAACGTTTGAACAATCGTCATCACTGCTGTCGTGATAGCTGTCCAGGCCACAGATGCGGCCTCTTGAATGCTTATCCATAAATCTGAAAAGAATGTTACAACAGCATTCCACATCGCCTTCAAAGACTCAATGTAAGCATTCCAAGCTGTTACGACTCCATCCCACAAGGTGCTAGCACCCTCAGAGATTCCAGACCAAAGGCCGACAAAGAAATCAGCAATCCCCTGCCATGCCTGCTTGATCCAATCCACAAAAGATGACCAAATTTGCTGACCAGTTTCTGTTTGTGTGAAGAACCATACAAGACCTGCAGTCAATGCTGCGACTGCCGCTACAATTAACCCAATTGGATTGGCAGACAACACAGCATTAAAAATACCGAACGCTCCACTTGCTCCCATAGTAGCAGCCGCATTCGCCGCCTCTGCGGTAGTGAGTGCACCGGTTCTTACGAACTGAGCCAACATAAGACCATTCGTAATAGCCAGAGTTGCATTCCTGATTGTTTCAATTCCTTTTGTTAGCGTTAAAACAGCTTTATAGCCCGACCATGCACTCGTAATGCTAACAACAGCCAATTTTAAAGCATCTAACGCAAGAGGCGAATCTTTTAACCAAGATGTAAATTTGCTAAGACTTTCAGAGGCATCTCTGATAAAACCTGTGATACTTTCAAAGGCAATGCCTAGCAAATTCACTCCCTGCTCTCCGTCTTTAATCCCTAACAGATCTCCAACGAAATCAACAACAATGCTTGCTATATTGCCAGAAACAACCCCAATGTTCTCAAAAGTAACTCGAATATTGTCTGCGATGTTGACAATTTGATTAGCAGCACCCTCGCTAAATCCAAGCATGGTCAGGATATCAATGTTATCTTGCTTGCTCAATGATCCAAAGATCATATCAAAGAAGGTTTGAAAGATACCTGTCACTCTCGATAGTTGACTATAGACTGCACTTCCAAAAGCATCCCCAAAAAGCTGAGAAGCAATCTGACTAATCCCTTCAGTCAAAACCAATCCGAGTCCAGAAAAAATATTTCCAACCATTGGTAAAAAATTATCAAAAAGAAAGGTAGATGTTGTTTTAAGCAAAGCATGCAGAGAAGGTAGGATATTCTCCCCTAGTGCTAACTTCCCAAGTACATTCTGAGCAGCTGCTTTCATAGATTCAAAAGAACCACTAAAAGTAGATGCCGCCTCTTTAGCAGTTGTGCCAGTGATGTCTAGATTTTCTTGAATAGCATGGATGGCATTATAAACATCTGAAAGGTTATTAATGTCGTACTTAACACCAGTCAATTTTTCAGCATCTTTCAAAAGACGCTCCATTTCCTGCTTCGTACCACCATAGCCGAGTTTCAAGTTATCCAGCATAGTATAGTTCTGTTTTGCAAAACCTTGATAAGCTAGCTGAATGCTTCCCATTGATGTTCCCATCTTATTAGCATTATCTGACATATCAATCATGGCCATGTTGGCTGTTTCAGCAGCTTTGTTAGTGTCACCACCAAGAGATTGCAAAAGGCTAGCTGAGAAGCCTGTCACGTTCTCCATGTAGGCATTAGCTGACAAACCTGTTGTCTTGTAGGCCTCATTAGCATAACCCTTTACCTTGTCAGCAGAACCTTTGAATAAAGTTTCGATACCTCCAAGTGATTGTTGAAGCGCTGCTCCTTCACTGATAGCCGCCGAAAATGCCTTGCCAATCCCTGCCGCTGTAATAACTTTCGTCATAACGCCAACAAGACTAGACCCCAATGACTGTCCAGCACTTTGTCCTGCTGCACTCGCTTCAGGATCGAGGATTGATTGGATTTTACCAGTAATGCCTCTAGCTGATGGTATCAATTGTACATAAGCCTGTGCTATTTCTGTCGCCACTAATCCTCACCTCCTATCTTTTCTAGAATTTGCTGACGATATTCTTCAAAGTCCTCACCAGAATCGAAGATCATCTCCTTACTTTCTTTAGCTTTAGTTTTACCTGTCAGCTCCTCTGCAACCATTAATGGTTTGTTGATTCCTTTCTGACCGTCTGTTGTTTTAAACCACACAAGAGCAGAAAGCCTATCAAGCACACCTGCAAGCAAAAAGGTTTCAAAAGGAACTTTGCTATTGGTCATTGCTAGTTTGATCCGTGAATCATCTCTCAAACCAAAAGCAAAAACAGCTACCTGGTCAGCAGGTAACTGTCTGTAATCAAAAACCCCATATGTTTCAGCTAAATCACAAATAAGAGCATCTTCATCTGTTTGAATCATTCTAGCAAGGAGCGCTATTTTTTTAACTGGTTCTGACTTGTGAAAATCTCACTAATTTCTGCTCCCATTTTATCCAAAGGAACAATGCCATCCGCAGTCCGCACATGGTTTTTCAAATCTTCTGATTTGTCACCAAGCATAAGTTTGACTACTTTTGGTAAAACTGCTGGATTTGTATCTACTTCTGCAATAACTTCAAGTAACTCATAGTTTTCCAAGCGCTCTTTTGTAATTTCAAAAGCAAATCCGGTTGAAGTCACACCACGAATTGTTTTAATCTGTGGCGCAGCTTCTTTATTTTTCTTTTTACGATTTTGTTTTGACATAGTTAAGCTCCTTTGATGTATTCATAGTGTGTGTCGTCAGCAGCGTTAGGGAAAGCAGTTACTGTCGTACCATACCCAAGGACACTTCCATCTTTATAAGGGATTTCATCAATGGCAGTTACCTTTCCTGAAGGGATAACAATACGTTTAAGTACACCACCTTTTAGGACTGTTTCGATAACTAGACAATGATGTGGCAATTCTTTTGAGTTTGCCTTAATCGTAATTCCTGAAGACAAATCCCCAGATACATTATCTGGTCCATACACTTCCTTCAAAACTTCCACATTCAATGCTTCAATCAGCATATATTTGAAAGTGTCTGTCTTTTCCTTTTGAACCGAACTTACAACGACGCCACCCCACGCCTTAATATTTTCTGATTCTGGGGAGTTGCTATTGGTCATACCATCTTCTGAAATATAACCAAGCGCTTTAAACGCATCATCTAATTTTGTAGTTGCGTCTGTTGGAAGTGCTGTTCCAAGAGGTGCAGAATAAACCGCACCTCCAATTTTAGGTTTTGCAGTCGTTACATTTGCTTCTGTAGCCATTTAATTTCTCCTTTTTTAAAAATAATTAATATCAAATACAGCTTGATATCGATATTGTTTCATTTCAGTGTCCGTAAAGTTGTAATCGCTGTTTAAGTGGACACCACAGATTGAATCTAATTCAATCAATCCCTTCACAGCACTTTTCACTTTCACATTAAGCTCTGCAGCCTTCTGCATAGTTGGGCCATAGCTTTGAAAAGCAAAGGTCGCACTACCAGAATGATTTCGCTCCTTACCGCCAGTTTTTTGAATAATGACAAAGCTATCGGGAGCTTCAGCTTCATGCTCAAAAAATGACGGTACATCTAAATGACCGTCAAGATATTTCTTGATAATAATTTCAATCATCTAATGCACCGCCTTCAACAAAGTGTTATTTTTTAAATTATCCCTCTTCGCTTTTCGCGTAGCTGGATAAATCATAGCATTGGCTCTTGTCTTACCAACGTGGCTATCTTGTTCATAGCCAGGACCACATCTTTTTTTTATGACTGTCGCTTCTTTGTTCAAGATGTCCTGAATCTCTTTTGATTTCAAAAGAGCTCCTACACCCGCACCGATAAGCTTGACTTTGAGATTACTCATACGCTTCAACCATCACTTTCTTATTCCATTCTAAAGGCATCATGGCTTCAATACCTTCCAAAGGAATGCCAATCGTACGCCATTTTCGCCCAAAGAAACGAACTTCACGGTCTTTCCACTCGTTTTGGTCACCTTTGGGTATTCCTAGCGTATAAGAAGCCTTCTTTCCAGTCAGATTGAGCTGATTAGTGACATCTTCTGTTGAAGCTGGGACGACCAGAACATTTTCTACTTGAATTTCAGTATTCTCATAAATAGGATGACCAAAGTCATCCCGACCAGTCTTGGTTTTCCCAGTCAAAGTTACAGTAATTCCTTTAATCCGTCCCATAGATATCAATCACCCCATATCTTTGCTTTTTAAGACCTAGACGTTTCAATTCCGAGTCTTTGATAAAGAGACCTCCACCAGGGACTAAATATGATCCACTGAAGGAATATCCTAAAGCAGACTCAGCCACCTGAGTCATTGGTTCCTGATCAGTTGAGGTCATCAACGTGCGAGCTACCACATCAACCGTGACGGACTTAACGACCATAGCAAAAGATGGGTCAGTAGCCACCAACCCATCTAAATCCTTGCCAACTTTTTTAGCTTCAACACGAAGAGAATGAGAAACAACTTCCAACAGCGCTTCGGCTCGTTTTTCCTCATCGAATTTCAACGCTCGCCACAATTTTTTCAAATCTTCTACTGTTGCAAAGTTTTCCATCTCAATCACCCTTCATTTGCGATTAGTAAATCAAGCAAAGCAGATTTATTTGCCTTGCTATCATACTCAATACCCAATTCATCAAGTTTCTCCTTGATTTCGGAAACCGTCAAAAGATATTCCTTCTTGAATTCTTCAATAGGAATCCAATCCCCAGTTAGCTCGCTATCAGTTGAAATGCAAACGCCTGTATTTTTATCACGATATGTTGCCATTTCCTACCTCCGTTAAAATATTAAGCTTTCACTCGAGCGAATGAGTCAGCATCAAGAATACCCCAACCGATGAACGCTTCAGCACGCAGCAAGATTTCATTGTAGGCCTTCAAGTCACGACCTGCACCGTCTGGATCACCATATTCGATGATTTCCATTGGGATATTTTCAGCATAACCCCATTTGAAACGATTTTCAAAGTCACCAACAATGGCGTGGTTTGTTTGAGAAGTTCCACCTGTTACAGTCAAGTTTTTGTTTACGTCTGATTTCATTCCGTAGAACGAATCAGGATTTTGTCCAAATCGAAATTCTGGATATTGTACAATACCATTGACTTTCAACTTAGCAAGTGCTTGCCCACCAACAGGTGAAAGGGCCAATCCTGTGACTTCTCCGCCCTTAGCTACAATTTGTTGAACAGCTGCATCAATGTTATCGTCAAATTTATCTTCTGCATAATTTACGATATTTCCAGTGATCAAACCATCAAATGAGTTAGTGTCACGGAAAGTTGCATCAGTAAGACCTTTTGGCTCCAAACCATGGATAGCAGCGATGTCGAAAGCATCTGCGATTTTTTTAGCGAAACCATCTGCAAATTGTGAAAGGTACTCAAGTTGTTTTTCTTCCGATGCGTATTTAAACTCATCTGTAATACGAGCTTGATAGACGAATTTAAGAGGTTTAATAACTTTTGTATCAACAACTGCTTTACCAGCACCCTTTTGTTGCCCTTCACCAACAATTTGAGCGTTTCCTTCAAGGTTGAAAATGAATTGCTCAACTCCATTAAATGGAATAGGGCTCTGGGATGAAAGTTTTGCAAGAACAGAACGTCCTTGCACTTTTGAAATTAGTTCTTTTACCAATTCTGGTTGAAAAAGTGTTCCTTGTTTCAATGAATTATCTGCCATTTTTATTCTCCTGTATTATTTAATTCTCGAAGCATTGACTTCATCTGCATTGTTTTGCTATCGCCAACATGAGGCTCCGAATCTCTAATTGGCGCAACTGGTTGAGATTTCTTCATAAATCCAGCCAAGCGCTCTGCATCAGCTTTCACGCTTTCTTCATCC